GTTCGATGTCGACCTTGAAATTGATGGATGGCAGATACTTCTGCACTTGCTCTAATGTCGAAACTATCATTTTGCGTAGGTATTAGTCGATTCTTGTTTGCCGCTCTTGTTTTGGTCAAGGGTGGTGAAAATATACTCAGGCATCACCACGGCGATGTCCTTATTCCATCCGTTCACTTGCTTGACGATGGAGAAAGGTCGCAGTGCAAGGTCGATGTAGGGCCTCATTTGGGCTTGCTTCATCAGGTAGATTTCGCGGATATTCGAGCCGCTGAGGGAATTACTGTTTTTGCCCGGAACGGCCCCGATAAGGCTGGGATGCACGCCCATGGCGTATGAAATGATGTTGGCAACGGTCTCGTAGTCTGCGATGAACTCACCTTCCTTGATGGTGTCCTGGATCGTTTCCACGGTGATATACTTTTCCTCGGTGTTGCCGTTGCCCGTCATTTCCTTCAGCACCGTCATCGACTTGCCTTGGTTTTCGGCACCGCAAGCCCAATCATTCAGTTCCTTCACCACCTTTTTCTTGAACTCCTTGCGTTTCTCGATGTCGTCAGGCGAGATACCCTCTTGTTTCTCACGGTAGGCGAAGTATTTGTCCGACACATAGATGATGTGACGGATGCCGAGATTGTGTTCAAGGATGGCCGACTTCAATTCCGGAATGTTTCTGATTTGGTCATACCATCCACTCCTGAAGATGGAGTACCAATTCGGATAACTGTAGTAAGGCCGTCCGGGGCTTGGCAGGTAGAGAGCCATGCAAACGCGCTTGTAAGCCTTGGCTTTCAACTGCGTTTGGATGTCCTTCACGGCGGCAAACTCATCGATGACAAACGATTTCTCGATGTCGGCATTGTCGGGGATGCTGCCTGGCGACTTGTCCCACTTCGAGGAATAGAGCAACCATTTGATTTGGTCGGCATCATCCAAGCCCCAACGCGAAAACATGGCCTCACGGTGTAGCATCCTTTTGATGCCGGTGAAATTCTTATCGAACACAAAGAGCGGGAAAGCGTTGTGGAAATAGCTCAGGTCGGTAAGTATTTCAAGTGCCAGTTGAGGCACATTGTTTTCGAGGAACCAATCATATTCCTTGCCTTCCGTCACTTCTGCCCAATCACGGATTTTGCCGTTTTCATCACGCATCAGCCGTGCCACCTTCGGGCCATTGCCGTAGCACACGCGGGCGTTGAAGTCCGAGTTGGTCCCGATGATCTCCACGTGCTCAATCAAGCCCATCACATTCTGAGGGAGTAGGTTTTGGATGCCCCAGGGCGCGACACGGTATTTGTCGTTCTCGATGATGTTGAGGTTCTTTTCATCGAAAACCGTTGGTGTAGGCTTGTCTGTTATCAAGACAGCATTCGCCTTGGTCAGCAGGGCGGATTGTTTGCCAATCCAAACGATGCCATCGTTCATAGCACTACCTCCTTTCCAGCGAATTCCTTAATGGTGTCGATGATAACCGTCGCCTCTTCGCCCGTTGCAAGGTTTTTAATATTCATCGTGTCGCCTTCCGAGTGTTTGGAAGTGAACACGGCTCTTTCTACATGCACCCAGTGGCCGTTAGCCGAAGCCCACGTGATGCTGAACTCTTCAATTGTGGGAGCAATCTCAAACAAGGCTCCCTGGCGGATATACTTCATCTGCAAAAGTTTTGAGGCAAAAATAAGTCAGCGGTTTATCAATGTAGTGACAGTTTTTTTCGCCGCCTGCAAGTCTCCGACGACGCCGCAGGCGGCGAAAATTTTTTGGCCTCAATGCTGTCAATTTTTGAAACATTCAAAAATTTGTGTTTCAGTCGGTTGTGTTTCCCAAAAATTTGTGAAGCAAATTTTTTATGTCGTAAGACCCCGCGCCGCCCTCGGGAGTTTTACCCAATCGGGGGCGGCTTTTTGCGTAATATGCCGCGAGGGTCGCCGTTGGTGGGGGGTCGCCGTTGCACGAAAAAAGCGCGGGCGATTGCCTGCGCTTGTTCCACATTTTAAACCTTGTGAGGGTCTGACTACTTTCAGATTTCGGGAGGGCTTCCCGTGGCTATTTCTCAAAGGTCAGCACGAAAAACTAAGCCTGCGCGCGTTTTTTCAAAGGTGGGGCGGGTTGCCCCACCTTTTGCCCTGGGTCGGTTGGTCACTTTACCAACTCCGTTTCAAGTTCTTCAATCTTGATGTTGATTTTGTCCTTGAGCATGGCGACAAACTCCATGATTAGGTCGCTGTTGGTGATGCTCACGGCAAAGCCATCTTCACGGCCGTAGTCGTTGAGTTCGTAGATTTTCAGCTTCATTCGCTTGCTCTCAAACTCTTCAGGAGTGAGGAGTTTTTCGGCCTCGTCAAGTTGGCCAAGTGTTTCGATGAACTTGGCGCGATGGTCGGCAAGGCGTTTCTTGCTTTTCAGCACTTCCAGACATTTGTCGAGTTCGCGCTGCTTGGCTTCTGCCTCGCGTCTCAGCTCTGCGGCTTTCATTTGTGCCGCTTCAAAGGCTTCGCGGTCGGGGTTGGTCTTGGGTTGGCCTTTCTTGCCTTTCTTGCCTTTGGGGGCGGTGGGTGCTGCCTCCGTTGGGGTTGGGGTTTCTTCCGTCACGGCCTCGGGGGCGGTGTTGGCGGTTTCGTTGTTCTCGGTTTCGGCTGCCACTTGGGCGGCGATGTTCTCGGCCATGCTGGCCACTTCATTTAAATTTGACATAATTTTAAGGTTTTAAGATGTTAATAAATAAGTGATTAGATTTCATCGGCTTTGAGTGCGTAACACTGCGATTTGTCGAATAGGTGGCACACTGGGAAAAAGTCTTCGTTTGGGTCTTTCTCGGTGTCCGTGTCCGTGTCGGTGGGTTTCTCGTTGTCGCGTTGGTGCTTCAAGGGTTTGCCCCAAACCATATAGGAAACAGAGCCTTTCCGGACTTGGTAGCCTCTTTCGCGCCATTGCTCGTAGGTGTTGAGTTCAAGCGGTGCGCCGGCTTGCTTTTCGTAGTACCTAATTAATAGGTCGTTAATCGTTACGGCTGCATTTTGCAAAATCATCAAATTTGCGATTTTCAATTGGTGGGAAAGTTCGCTTAATTGCTTGCGTCTTGCCCTGGCGATTGCCTTTTTTGTTTCATCGTGTTTCATTGTCTTATAGTTTGTAGTACATAAATTCAAGTTGTTCAATCGATAGCCCTGTTTCGGTTTGGAGTTCCAACAATTCATCGTAGGTAATGCCGTGGATTTGTTGGTAGGCTAAATCCAAATAGTTCAAAGTGTTGCTCATTGTTTTTGTCCTTTCTTTGTTTGTCATTTCTATTCTTTTTGTTTGAGCCGGAAACCTTTTTTTAATTAAATCATCAGCTGTCCGACTTTTTTTTTATTTCCGTTCCCCCCGAATCACCGTTTAACCTTTTTACGCTGCAATAAGAGAGTAGGCGGTTGCAATGCAAGGCCGACCCGAAAAATACTACCCCAACGGGGCTGGAGATTTTTCATAAAGGGTCGCTCTGTATAGCCTTGCATTGCAGAAACCGCCGCAACTATCTTTGCAGCAGGAAAAAGGTAGAACTGGGGGAGTCGAGGGGGAACAACCGATATAAAAGAGTCGGCAGGCTGATACCGCTAAAAAAACAGTCACGGAGTGTAAACAATCGCAGATGATGCGTAAAAAAAAAGACTACCACTTGAGTGATAGCCTTATAGGTGGAAAGAAAAAAAACAGTGGGCGCAACGGCATCGGGAGTCAACAAGATGCGGCCTTGGCCGCTCCTATTTGGGAGGGATGAAGAGGCTTGTGGGCTGAGGGAAAGAGGCCGTTGCGCCCACGTAACCAACTATCTTGCGGTCGCCAGCGGCTAATTAGGCATATAGATACTTGCCATCATCATAAGGTTTCAGTATGCAGCCTAATATCAGTGTGTCCATGGCATCGGTGCCATCAGTACGCAGTTCGTAAGGAAGTGTGGCTGGGCTTTCCGGTGTCTTTTCGCCTGACTTGTCCTTGCGGAAACCAAGGGTGTTGATGGTGAAGCCCGTCAGAGGAATGGCTTGAATCAAATCCACATTGTTGTCTTTATTCAGCATGGGAATCAATTTCTCACTGCCTTGAAACGCATTGTTGATGATCAGGTGCTTATTATCGTGGTGCATCGGTGGTCCAAGGTCGTATTCCATGACCGTCCAACCATTGCGTTGCAGTTCATCCCGTACCATGAACACTGCATCATGTCCTTTCTCGATGTAGTTGATACCCTTTGCCGTGGCATCATAGTAGTAATGCACTGTCTTGGTCGGATGATATTGGTAGTATCGGCAGAACTCCTGGACCACTTCACGCAGACGCTTGTCAGACTTGGTGTAGAAACTATGGATAATCTTCAGCAGCTTGCCTTGAATCTGACCGGCCACAAGCCAGGTGATTTGTGCATTGTAGTCAAATGCGATGGCAATGGACTTGTCACGCTGCACGTCTCTGTCAATGAGGCTGTCGAAAAGTTGGTTTTTGTATGCTGGTAGCAGGTCATTGTTGGTCGCCGTGTAGGTGTGAATCAACGGGTCAAAGTTCACGTAGAACTTGCCTTCAGCTTCATCGACTCGCTGGCAAAGGATTGATGCCTTGAACACCATGGGCGTGAGGTCACGTGCACAACGGCGCACATAATCGTTGCCCACGATGGCGATATTGTCGAAGATGCTCCGTTCCTGGAAGTAGGTGGCTTTGCTTCGGAGATAGTTCAATTTCGGCACCATGGCCATTGCCTGACTGACCTTGCCTTCAGCCAACAGTTTCTGTCTGAGTGTCTCAAGACGGATAAGGTCGTCGCAAAGCTGTTTGTCATATTCTTTCTCATAGTTTTTGATTAGCCATTGACCATCCTTGGTGGCAGGCATATCCGAGAAATAGTGTTGACCCCAAAGATGAGGAAACCTGGTCGGATCATTGTAGTAGCGCGATGAACCGCCAATGGCGGGCAAGATTTCGGCTTGCAGTTTGTCAAAGTTCAAGCCCTTGCTTTCGTCGGCCACCAACCAATGGATTGTCATGGAGTTAGCAGACAAAACCACTTCCTGCGAAACGATGATCATGATTGTGCCATTGGCGAACCATACGCAATCCTTCAAGTCGGAAGGCAGAAACAAAGGCGTGTCGAAGCCTAATTTAGGGTCGGGTTTGTGGCCAATCACATAGTGGATGTCGCGCTTCACGCCAAAGGCATCAAGGGCTTGAAGTGCCGCAGGGAGTGTGCGTGAATGTGCCTGCCTGAAGGTGGAGGCCACGAACACTCCTGTCGAGCGCGGCATTTCGAGGACATTGGTCCAAATCTGCAAGGCCACCGGATAGGACTTACCCCAACGGCGGGCGCAAAGGTTGACGCTGCTGTTTGCATTGCAGCGGTACCACATCAGTTGGCCGTTATGCAGATACACTTGACTCATCGGCGGTCACATATTCGGCATCCTGAATGACATCTTCGTCAAACTTGATGTGGTATTTTTCAAGCAGTTTCCGTGTTTCGTCACGGTCTTTATCGGTAAAATGAACATTGATGACGGTCGGGTCGGTAACGATTTCCACTTTCTCGATCTGCACGAACTTCTTTGCATCGAGCAAATCACCGTCGTCGAGGTCGGTGCGGTATGTCTTACCCCATGCCTCGGCAATCTTGGTAAGGACATTGGAAGTCTTGATGTCGCCATCGAGGGCCAAGGCAGCGGCTTTGTCGAGGAGATAGGCAATCTTTGTCTTTATCCAAGCCTTGCCAGCCGTTTGCACATTGCCCAAGGCAACTTTGGTCATCGACATGATATTGTAGGCTTGCTGCCTACTCATGCCGAACTCGTTCATCAAGGCATTGCGGACTTGAATATCAGTATATATCGGGTTGGAGAGCTGAAGCGTGAAACAAAACTCTACATGCTCCAACAGTTTTGCGTCTGCCGGAGCCAGTTCCGTCCTTTTTGTCGGGGTCTCAAAAAGGTGGTTCATTATCACATCAAGGCTGTCATTCCTCATGTTCGGAGATATTTTGTTTCATCAGATATTCTTTCATGTCCCTGAGGGCTTCGGGGCTTCCTGCCAGTGCGAAGCGGTTAGTGTCGAAACGGAGAATGATTTCGGTCTTCATCTTGCCACGATGGTATGCCAAGGTCAGTGGATCGTCAGGCTTATGGTTTAAGGTCTGGACAAAAGTTTCCAAGGGCTTCCCGATGAAGGCGGCTATTTGTTTGGTCGTAAAAAACAACGAGGCAAGCGTTTCCACCTTTTCAGCCTCAGACGATTTGATAAGCATCTCGTACAATTCCGCTGATGTCGGTGGCAATTTCTGCTGTTTCTTTTCTTCCTGCTGTGGCATAGTAACATTCGTTTCGATAATTGTTTGTTGCGTTGGCCGAAGTGATGATGGCAAGTCTCTTTATATCGGCCTCGATGAAATAAACCTTGGCGTGGCTGTCGGTCAGATAGACCTCATCGGCGAC